AGCGCCAATTACAAATAATAGTGTGCAGGGTGGATCTACTAGAACTGTGATAAACTCGCTTGGAAAAAATACATCAGATCTAGATGTATTTTCAAGACCGGGCGGAGTGCATTAAAAAAGGGGAGCTTAATCGCTCCCCTTCTAATTTTATTCCATAAGAAGTTCAGGACCATTTGAGATCGCGATTTTCCTCGGTCTTTTGTTTTCAGGTATTACGTTAAGTAATTGAACTGTTAGCATCCCTTTGTGTAATGATACACCTGATACTTCAACTGTATCAGCAAGAGTAAATTTACGAACAAAGTTTCTTGCAGCTATACCTTTGTGCAAATAATTTGTTGCTGAGTCTGTGTCTTTAACATCTGCTTGGATGGTTAAAATACCATCGTGCAATTCAATATCAAAATCTTCCTGATCAAAACCAGCAACCGCGAGCTCGATAAGGAATGTATCGTCTCCAGTTTTAATTAAGTTGTATGGTGGATAATTTGAGGCGTTGGTGTGCCCAGGATGGTTTAACTTGTTAAGTATATCGTCAAAACCAATAAAAAATGGATCGTTTAATAGATCTGTGTTGAACCTACGAGTGTTCATAGTTTTCTCCTTATAAAGCGAGTATGTAAATTTACCGTCAGATGACCGGCGTTTATAGATGGAAACCCATTGGCGCTTCCATCTATATTTATATAATACTTTTATTTAAAATGTCAACCGTTAAATAAAAATTATTTTAGTCTTTTTTGGAAACAAAGGAATACATTTCCTTTGCCTTTTCCATTAACTCATCCATAGAATACATCTTATAAGATTCTTTGACTTCTTCTACAGTTTTATTTCCTTGCTCCATCATGTTCTCAGCGAACTGGATATTCATATGGTATTGTTGATCCATATATTCTTTAGCAAGTCCAAGCATATCAGCTCGAATTTCAAATGGGTTTTTATTAGTCATTTTAGTTCTCCTGTGTGTGTTTTGTATGTGTTATTAATTTACGTAGATCTAAGTATCTTGGCCATCTTCTGCTACGTCATCGGACGGTAATTCTGTAATTTCTGTGATTGAATAAGCTAGCATTTTTTCTAATTGGCCGAGCGCAATATTTTCACCAGTTTCGACAACAGTAACGCCGTCTGTGATATTCACAACCATTACGTAAACTTCATCGCTTGATCCAGATCTAATTAATTCAATCCCGCTTGAAAGTATTAAACCCTTTTTATTTGACACATCGGGATGCGAATATAGTTTTAAAACACAGTCATCTGGTACGTCAAATACTAATCCTGTTGGTATCAGCATTCTTTGCTGCGGATATACTTGAACAGCTGTTTTACCTTTTATTGTTTTTGCTGGTGCGTAGGTTATCTTACCCAACGGGTTAATTAGACCTACTCTACTACTTGGCTCTATACAAGCCTTTACATCAAAAATCGCATCTTCATGTCTTGTAAAGGTTGGTTTGACTGCGTTCTTATTTTTTCGAAAAACTTTCATTGTATAATACTCCAGATTATTTCTTTTTGCCTATGTTGTACTTTGGTTCAAGTACCCAAGCATTTTTTTCTTTGTGAGATAATATTTTAATTTGGCTTATGAGTGCGATTGGATCTTCAGATTTAGCAGGATCTACAATTTCAAGCAATCCCCATTCTTCCAATAAATTAATAATAGTATTTCTTCTTGCACAATCTTCTTCTCCAAAAGAATTTTCTTTACCATCTAGTATAAAAAGTTCTTTAAAATGTACAATCGCGTACTTACCTTGTTTATGTAATATATGACAAGATTGATATAACTTTTTTTCTTTTTTTGACGCTATACCGATGCGCGTTAATGTTTCTTTAATTTTGAGAAAATTATCAGGATTAGGCAAGGTTAATTCAACGCCAACTCCTCTAAATAGATCTTTTTCCATAATGAGTTCACCTTTATTTTTATTATTATTGTGATGCCCAAATAGACTATCGTAATATTTATAACTAGCCGCCTTTCTCTAATTTCCCGTGTATAGTTTTTAAATCTTCCTTTGATAAAGCTTTTAGATACATTTTCGCAACTGTTCTATTTACAGAATATACTTCTTGTATTGCATCTAAATCGTCATTCTGTTCTGCCTTATGCCATTTGGAAAAGCGATTACGCGGTCTTAGCATTCCCAGATAATATCTATATTGCGCGTCTTCGAATAAGTGGTGACGCATATTCAATTCATTCGCGTGAAGAATAGTATCCTCGAAATACGAAAATCCGCGATTTACAATAAACGCGTTATACAGCTTTTCAGTTTGTGCTGGGTAGTCGGAATCTAAAATTAAATCTTTTTTGTTATGTGATACCGATTTGATAAAATCAAATGGGGTCAAATCCTTGGCCATAGGCTTTATCCTTTAAGTCTGCGAGTTCGTCAAAAGTTTTTGAACATTCACCACACATGGTTGCAGTGTGTACACCTTCGGCGGATGAATATTGAAGAGTAAAAGAATTTCCAGCTGATAAGGCTACTTTACAGAAAAAGCATTCCTTTTTTGCTCTCTTGAGAAAGTTCACTTATAGCTCGCTTCCATCATAACTTCAGTTAAAAATGCAATCATATTAATTTCTGCATCCGCAACAAAATGCGCTTTGTACATATAATCAGCAAGAGTTACGATAAATCCTGGTAAGCTTTTAAGTTCAACCTTAGCAGTTGCAGTATCATATATGTGCCGAAACATTTCAGTAGTATCTTGATCGCTATTATCAGCGCACCATTTACGCATTCCAGTAAAGTTTTTTTCCTTCAACATAACGAATAGCTGTTCAATTGATTCTTGTTTTAGGTTAGTAAAAATACCTTCATCAATACGACCTGAAGCTGCGTAAGTTTGAAGCTCGGTGAGCACACGCCTGAAATCTGGAAAATGCTTTTCAATTACTTTTGCTACAACAGCTTTATCGTAATCAACGTTTTCTTGCTCTAAAATAGAAAGAACGCGTTTATAGAATTGAGCTGCCATCTTTGGCCGATCGTTTTTTTCAATAGAAAAGTCTATTTCAGATAAACGAGAACGGAGCGGTTCGATAATACGATTTTTAAAATTGCACGTAAAAATAAATCCGCAATTCTTAGAATACTCTTCAATAAAATTACGAAGGGCGGGCTGGACGGTTGTCGCGTTTAGATAATCAGCCTCGTCAAGAATAACAAATTTACGTCCACCTGAAAAGGATACAGATGAAGCAAACGTAGAAATTTCATAACGAAGCGTATCAATACTTACGTTTAATGAACCGTTTTTTACGATGTAGTCGCATCCTAATTCGTTTAACATCGCCTTAGCAACAGTTGTTTTACCCATACCTGGTCCGCCAGTGAGTAACAGATTTGGCATTGTATCATCAGATACAAATTTCTTAAATACGTCTTTTGTTTTCTGTGGAAGAATAGTATCTTCAATAGTTTGTGGTCTATATTTCTCAACATATAACACTTCATTTGGTTTACATTCTATCAACATATTTTACCTCAAAGAATTTCATAATGTAAAGTCAAGACAACTTAAAGAAATTGTCTTGACTATTTTATAATACACTGCTTTTACAAGTTTGTATATAGTTTATTTTGCTTATGTTTCATCTGCATTATTATCAGCTTCCTGTTTTGCGTAAGAGTCAAGCTTGTCTCGGATAGCGCCAACAGCTGACAGTTCGCTACCTTCAATCGCGCCACGTTTTACGCAAATATCAATAATAGCAACGGCATTACCGATATCCTGTGAAGTGATTTCGATTTTGTCTGACATTATTCGCCTTTCTGATAAGTAGATTTAGCGTCAATTCCAACATAATAAGATACGTCAGATCCTTTAAAGTATGATATGCCCTTTGCACAAAGTACTATTTCGTAATCTTGTGGAAGCAGTTTAAGGTTATCTGTTTTAACAATAATCGTAAACGTATCATCTGTTACGCCGATTTCTACACCATAAGCATCTGCGGTTGGGTTTTTGCTATCAATTGCTCGAAGAAAACATTTGCCATCTTCACCAACAAAGGCGATTTCTTCGAATTGTAAAACGCCCGCTGCTTTCAATACAGATTGGAAATCATCCCACACAACAGTTACTTTCACATCTTCAGAAGGAATAGACAATTCTTTTTCTGGAGGTGCGATAACCATCGATGCGTCAGCATAGACGTATTTTGTTTTTTTCTTACTACCTTCAGAGATAGTAAAATACCGATCATTAAATTGAATATCCGGATCTTGGTGTAGACTCAAGATTGAAAGGAATCTTGACAAGTCATAGATAACAGCATGATCTGGTATAGTATCTTCAATATTTGCAATTGCAATTAACGTTTTTTCTGGTGTAACAGTTTTAAGAACATTACCAGGTTTCATGATGACTGATTTATTAATCGCAGCAAAGCTTTTCAAAATAGTAAGGGTACGATCTGAAAATTTCATTATATAGTTTCTCCTAAGTTTTATTATTGATATATTTTAATATAACACATGTTTCAATAAATGTCAATCATAATTTATGCCCTAAATGCCTTTTTGGGTTTTTTCTTGTAGTTTTTTCGATTTGATAATTTTGAAGCAGTGGGAGTAACGCCAAGCGCGCTTACTGCGCCTAAAGATCCTTTGAATATAAAACTTCCTACGTGAGTCAGTTCCATCCATGGGCACATGTGAACTTTAAGCCCAATTTTTGTAGCGTTTCTACAAAAGAAATAATCTTCAGATAAGTATCTTCGTGAGTCTGGATCAATTTCACAATCAAAAAAGGCAGTGATTTCGTTAGTACCATCGAAGTTTGCCGTTCTTGCATGGTCAGGAATATATTTAAGTTCTGGGTATGCTTCTGCGTATTTTTCAAGTGTTTCTCTTGGAATTAACATAAACCCAGTTCCAGCTTCAGTTACTTCGACTGGTTCATTAATTTTAAACGACGTAACACCGGGTGCCATATTAAAAACATAAT